CTATCTTTTGGTACCCCTACATACACGGACTGATTAAATTCATCAGAACCAGACGATAATCGCAAGATGATAGAGTTTGGAGAAGGTGTTTGAGGTGTTGGAATGTATGCAGACATCAATTGAATTTCCTCAACATCATAAATGGGATTTTCTAATGTGATGACATAGGTATTTGCATGTGGGTAAAGAGTGCTATCACGCTGACTACTGTCAATAGACAGGCTGTGTACCTTCATTAAAATTACGGTATATAATTTTAATGAATGTTTTCATCAATTCGTCCCCTCGTTTAAGATACAGTGAGAGAGTGTGCTAGAGGGTTGTTCTGAAGCTGCCTCTGTGCGACATCGAGTGTTTTAGAATGGGGATTCTCATTACCCTTGTAGGAGTTAAACTGGTGGAAGGGAACCTTCTTGTAGTTTTGAGTCCAACCACCACTCGCGGCGTTAATACGACCATCTATACGAGATGTATCACTACGAACCGTCGTCAATTTACCACCCTGTTTACCGGCACTTTCACGAACGTTCATGCGCCCGGGGTTGCCCATACGGTTCGCCTTACCGCGACGATCCTCGGGACGGAAACCGTACTTCATGAGCTCTTCGTTCGTCTTATCAGTCACCCGAACAGCAGCACTATTCGTGTACGCACCACGGAAGTTGGAAATTCCTGGAGCTGGCTGGTTGTAGTGCGCGAACTGTGCATCGTTCCGATCCGTCTTGAAGCGGGTGGGATCTTGTGACACAGTCTGCGCCGAGACAAACCGCTTCGCGCCATTGAATCCGAGACCATCTTCGCGAAGACCCGTCTCCGACCGGTTCGTGGTTCGCTTGGTTTTCTCGTGTTCATTACGAGGAACGACACCGGACATACCTTGAGCTCGACCAGGCATCGCTGGAAGGCGGGTGGGCAAATACGCCGATGTATCGGGTTTGTTGTGTGTCAACTCACCGACGACCGCCCCACGTCCACCGGTGACGTCTGCGGCTGGACCAGATCGGCCTGGGAGAGTCGTCAATCGATACTCACCGACGTTAATTGGATTCACCCGGAACATCTGTTGATATCCACCCGCGGCTGGCACATGAGAACCGACTCCCAAACCGGGACCGACCATCTGTTTTTCGACGGGAGATAAATTGTTCATGCGACCTTGATCATATAACCGATTTCTCATATTAAGCACTTCCTGACCACCACTTCTGTGTTGGGCAGAAATATTGGCAAAACTCTTCGTCTCAACCTTATGTGGCACCTCTCGTCGGTTTTCGGTGGATTGTCTGAGATCGACATCAGAGAAGATCTCTGTTTCCATTGTGCGAGGTCCTATCGGAGATGTTGAATCCTCAAACACATTTTTGGGGGATGGAGGTTGCACCGATAACTTCGGATCTTCGTACACCATGGGAGAAGGTCCAATACTTTTTGGAGTAGTACTGAGTTTTCGACCGGTATACACGAGAGCGGCAATAGCCATCAGTGAAATGGGATCAGCCATTCTTATTTGTTATAGATATTTTAATTAGAGTACCTTCTCTGGAAGAGTGCATTCTGAAGTTCCGCACGGCTACTAGAGGGTTCATAACTCATGGTACGAAGGGGGACTTTGCATTCCATGTTCGAGAGAGGGAAAAGGTTACGTTCATATGTCTGAACGATGGTTTTGTTGAAACGGGATGTGCTCTGGGGGCGGAGTTCGTCACTCGTATCGATGAACCGCGCAGGTGACCCCTTGCCACCCTTGAATGGGGCGGTTCCGTACAATACCGTGTTGGGTCGACAGCCGCCACAATTGAGAGTACTGGGCTGAGGATAGACAAACACTTCATCGGTCGCATTCACGGTGGGAAGAGCACCTTTGTTACTTACAATCGAAAGACCAGGTTGAAGCTGATACGCCATTTATTATTACATAAGAATTTTAATCTAACTGTAGGTTCCGCCGCCTCCTCTGACACGACCACCTCCCCGAGGGCCTCTAATATCCCCATCCGAGCCAAGACCCGCGAACGCCTCGAGCTGGACACCGCGAGCATCGGGGCTACACATACTCGGGTTGTTCCTACATAAAGGTCCGTTCTTAGGACCGTATAACCATTCCGCAAACGCCGTCTGATCGCCTGGAATTTTCGTCACAGGATTCGATACGAATTGGCGATCAAAACCGTTACGTCTATATTGGGGCATAGAAGTACGAGACCGTCCAGAATCGTATGGAATGCGATCACCAAGGAAGCGGTTGCTCTCGATTCCGTTGGTTGCGTAATAACACGCCTCCAATCTATTCGGAGCATCTGTGTAATCAGTGATCATCACGTTCGCCATGGGATTATCCGAAGTGGGAACCTGGCAAGTGGCATTCGAACCTCCGCCATAGGACTCGTGAACCATCTTTGTTTTATACATGACAAACATAACAGCTAACATAGTCGCAGCCAATACGAAAATACGAGGGTCTCGGCGAATGAGGAATAGAATACAGCTCAAGTAAATGATAAACCTTGAAGCGGCATTTAATCTATCAACCGGGGACTGGTAATTTGTGGGCCAAAATTCAAGAATCTTATCGTCCCTGATAAGTTGCGTTGGATCGTTGAACCAAACCTTCATTTAATATATGAGCAGGTTTATTTTTTTGGTAGACCACCAAGCATACTTCCCATCATCTTCATGATAGATTCCTGGTCCATCTCACCACCTTCACCGTTCTGCATCTGATCAGCACAATCCTTGGCGAGTTTTTCAATCATATTGAGTGTGTCGGCTGGAATGGAAACGATCGTAGTACCGAGCATGTACAGAGTCTGGAGATACTGCCATGTAGCAGCCTGTGTACCCGCAGACATGCGAATCCAATACGACTTGATTTCGAGATCCTTGAGAAAGTCAATCGTCTCGATTTCATTGAGAAGGAACGTCTCATCCTTGGCCGAAATCTTATCAGCGTATGGAGTCACACCCTTCATAAACCCATCAACGACGAGACGTGGGTTAGTAGTCTTCAATAAGTCGAACGAAGTCATCATCTTTTTAATGCCTTTTTCATCTGGAAAAGTCTTGTGCAATTCCACAAGAAATTGACCTAACATGTCGTTAAACGCAGTAACGGACGCCATTTTCTTATTATGGGGTCTAAATCTTTAAGTTTAGAAAGGTTCACTCGATATAGTCTCTCGCTGTCCAATTCCGTTAGAGACTATGAAAAATACCAAAATCGCGTTGAGTACAGCGGGTTTGGTGTAGTTGTGAAGTTCGAGCTTACCTTCGTTGTTGAGATAGGCCTTGAGATGGATGTAAGCTGCTGTGATCACACCAGCGATGATGGCAGCCTGTACAGGATCTCGGAAATAGTCGGAAGTTTCCATTTAATTATACGTAGCTTTTTTTGTACGCTGCTCTGGTGCATCCCCGAAAAGGACATCGTCCTCCTGAGACTCTTCTTGGTAAGGGGCTTCGACGCCTGGAACAGTCTTGAATTCATTTTCTAAACCAGTGGGTTGCGTCACCGGTTCCGGTTCACCCATGGGTTCTTCCATGGGTTCAGCCATGGGTTCTTCCATGGGTTCAGCCACGGGTTCTTCCATGGGTTCTTCCATAGGTTCTGGTTCGTCGAACACATCTGGATCGGGTCCGTCCTGAACTTCGTCATCAAGGTCAATATCCCTAGAGTCATTCGTACTGGCCATATACGTCTGTAAAATCTGTTGGACTGGGATGAGTTCCTTGACGGTATTTTCGATGCATAAACAGAATCGAGTCGTCAACTTTTCATCACGCGTATATTCACTCTGTTCCTCGTGGAAAATGAATGGATCCTTGTACAGTTCCTTTGCGACGTTGTTGTAACATGTCTGAATGAATACTTCGTTCGTGGGAAGCTTGAGTGCGATCTTCTTGTTATCCGCCTTGAGACGAACCGCCGAAAGAATCTTAGTACAAGCAACGAACACTGCTGCCAGTAAGTCATTAAACCACGCACATCGATTAGTGATATTATCGGAATGATTTTTAGACATCGCATTTGACCAGTTGGGAACCTCCTTCAATAATTTTTGAAACGTGATGAGCACCTTCCTCCCCTTGGAAAGTTTCACCGATTCATCATATATATCCTGAAAAACTTCGATCATGGGTGGACAGATTATGAGACATAACTGCCCAAGGTATTCCCGCTTCGCTTCACATAAAATACTCAGATTATCACTCATATTTTATAGTAGTCTACTATATTTAAACTTTAACTATCACGCAATCATGAACCTCGTCTGTATTGATTCGCAATCTTCTTAAGATTCATGAGATTCGGAAAATCTTCATCTTCGACGGTCTCCTTCACCCTTTTCTTTTTAGGCACATACCATGACACATAAATATCGAATTCACCGACCATCTGTACTGTAAATCCACCCAGCTTAAATTGCCTCGCCACATATTTCGCCGCCATAGATCTATCAAACACCGGATACCCGATCAAAAACGCCGGAACCGTTAAAAAAATCTGTTTGTTTCCGAGTTCCACGGATTGTTTGATTTTAGAAGAAAATTGTTCGTATATTTTGGTATATATTTCCTTTCTGATCTGTCTTCTCTTCTCATCAATTTTATTAATGTCATCGATTTTGATCATTACAATTAAACCAAATTATTTTTCACTGAATCAAACTCACTCTTAGCTGGAAGTGCAACCTCCTTCACGAGCTTGTAATCGATAAATTCCCTACCATCAGAACTATCAGTGAACGGTTGAATGTTTTCAGGAGATTCAACACCGAGTGGTTGAGAGCGAAGTGAAATGAGAGAAATCCCAGCATCGGTCATTTTGTACGATGCGACGACCGAAAAACCGAACGAGAATCCACTATTTTTCACAGTCATAAACATACACTCGTAAATCATTTCACCGTCATCATTCACGTACCCCTTGATAGATGTCGTTTCGATAATATAAGTAGAGAGACCTATACGTTTAGATATTTCCGTGTTCGCGAGCATAACAAATTCTTCCATGATGTCATGGTCAACCTTCACCTCAATCGGGTTATATCCAGAAAGATCCGGTCTGGGATCATCAAACTTTACACCCGATACGTGTTTCGTGTGGCCTGAAAAACCAAATAGCTCCGTGAATGATTCTCGTTTAGTTAACAATATGACCAGTATAACGAGGGCGACTAACAAAAGTACATTCATCTTTACTACTATGCGTTAATTTTTTTTTACAAAATACCGTATACATAATAGATGTCTCTACTGATATATAGTCCGAGGTGTAAACATTCCATGGATGTGATTGAATATATAGGTAAACATTCACAACTTAAGCAACTCGTACATCTCCATAACGTAAACACCCAGGGTATACCTTCTAATTATAAGAATAAGATCAATCGCGTACCGACGATGCTCACCAAGAACGGTAAGATCCTAGTTGGAAATGAGATCAAGAACTGGCTGGATTCTTTACTACCCAGAAGGGAAATTGAACACGGTGGCTTCGGGGGTGGGTGTTCAATGACCACCCTGGACGGAAATGATAAAGACCCAGATATGTTTTATCTGGACAACTATGGACAATCCCTCCAACCCGCCATGACGAAAGAACTTGAAGAGAAAATCAATCGAGACGTGGCGAAGGGTATGGCTTACACAGATTTAAAGATGTAACACGTTAAATTAAGTAAATATGAAGCTCGTGACAATTCAGGCTTCAGCCTTCAAATCGACATTTGAGGTACTCAAAGACATTCTTAATGATGTGAACATTTACTTCAGACCCACGGGTATGTACATCGTCACGTTAGATACAGCGAGAACGTCTCTCATCGATATGTTCCTCGCTGCAGATAATTTCGAAGAATATCACTGTGACAAAGAGGAAATCGTTGCTGGTATTAACATTTCGAACACGTTTAAACTTTTGAAGACGATCACGAATAATGATGTTCTGAGACTTGAGATCAATTCCAAAGAAAGTATGGATATTGAAATCACGAGTGAATCCAAAAAAACAAGTACGAAGTTTCGTCTGAAACTACTCGACATCAACGAGAGTCGCATAGAAGTCCCCGATGTTTCGATGTCTACCGTGACTATCCTCCCATCAGCAGACTTTCAAAGACTTTGTCGGGATATGTCAAATATCGGAACAGATATTGAAATCAAACGCGAAGCAAAAGAACTCAAACTCCGATGTGAAGGTGACTTTGCCGATCAGGAAACGTCGATCGAATGTGTCGACGAAAGTCCTACCATCACAGGTCTATACAGTCTAAAATACCTGAATATCTTTACAAAGGCGACGAGTATGTGTGCGTCTGTGCAAATTATACAGGAAACTGGGAATCGTTTTCTGATTTTGAAATATAACGTTGCAAATCTAGGCGATCTTAAGTTTTACCTAGCGACTAAAGTATCCGAAGATCAGTCGTAAAATGATCGAGTGTAGAGATACTCTTTTTAATACCGAGTGCATTTCGCAGTATGATCTTTGGGTATCTATCTTTCAACGTTTCGACATCGTAATATAAAAAGTGATAAAGTGACACCTTCTCCCGATGAAAATCATTCCTCGGTCCCATGTAGCGTTTCACCTTTTCAGTAATGTCCCTCACAGGTTTATCGTTATGATCGGCCAACCAGACACTACTCAAAGGGATACTAAAATTCATACCTTCTTCGTCATTTTCGCCTGGTTTGAAATTTATATTATTCGATATAGCCGTATATTCTTTACCATTATACACGTAACGTACTCGTAGTATAGTGTATGTTACGTTCTGTGGAACTGTCGTGTGCCTAAACTTTTTCCCAGTCACATTCACATAGAACTCATCCATGTCACCCTCCCAATCACCACTTTCTTCCAACCAAAACGTATCTTCGATGTTGTATTTGATGTCGTGTTCAATACCATATTCCAATTCTTCTGAAATGATGTAGTAGTCTGGGTAAGTCGTAAATTTCTTATAGAAATAATAAATGGTACTTAAAAGTTTGAATAGCATTTCCTTATAAGAATGGATGGGAACTTTTTAAGTATGTATAATAATCGAATAGAAGAATGGAATAATCTCATAAAGAATGATCCTTCGAATAAGAAGAAATATGAATCTGAGATGTCGGAATACATCATGAAATGTTTGCCTTACATGAACAGTCATGCACAAGAGAGTGAAAATAAGACCAATACCGACAATATATTTAACGTGAAAGAGACTGTCGGTCTCAAAAGAAAAGATATCTTCACCGAGTATCTCATACACGTGGAAGGTCGGAATTTGGATAGACCCGTAGAGGAAAAAAATGTCGAGGGGTGTCAGACATGTCCGGAAAGTAATATAATTCACTTTACGAGTACGAGTGATATGGTTTGTGATTCATGTGGCAAAATCGTGTCTATATTCATAAGCGATGAGTTGACATACAGTGAAGAACAGGAATCACACACTAAAATAATGAACTATTCATACAAGAGGGAAAACCACTTTAATGAATGGTTGTCACAATTCCAAGCGCGTGAAATGACAGACATACCCGCGGAAGTCATGGAACAGTTGAGAAGCGAATTGAAAAAAATGAAGATCAAAAAACTGGAAGAAATCACACACGCAAAAGTGAGAGGATTACTTAAGAAACTGAGACTTAATAAGTACTACGAACATGTTCCGTATATTACGAATAGTCTCAATGGTATTCAAGCCCCCAAAATGCCAATGGATTTAGAAGAGTATTTACGTATGATGTTCAGAGATATTCAAAAACCGTTCGATGATAATTGCCCTGCAGAAAGAAAGAACTTTTTGAGCTACTCGTACGTACTTTACAAATTTTGTGAACTTTTAGGGGAAGATGAATATCTCCAATACTTTCCCCTTCTTAAATCAAAAGAGAAGTTGTACCAACAAGATGTCATGTGGAAGAAAATTTGCCATGACCTTCACTGGGAATTCATACCGACCATTTAATTGGTAATCTCTCGTAATTCTACAGCCTGTACGGCGGCCCGTAATACGCTCAGTACATCCTCATATGGTTTAACATCTTCTACATCTTCAACCGAAGGTCCCGCCGAAGGTCCCGCCGAAGGTCCCGCCGAAGGTCCCGCCGAAGGTCCCACCGAAGGTCCCACCGAAGGTCCCACTGAGGGTCCGACATCCATCTCGGATTGGTACCCCGAACCCCTGGCACGCATGATCATCCAGATGACGACTATGGCAACCGCGACGATAACAGTGACTCGCTCAAACGTAAGTTTCATTTACATTATAAAATTATTTTTTTTAGTGTGTACCTATATAATGCGTTCCCTGGTTCGCATACCATTAAGCGACTCTGGTGTCCTCAGTGCCTACGGGTATGAGGATGTCAGGGAAAAGTCTGAACTCGCGAGACATCGCGCCCTCATGCGTGTCGTCAGGGCGGGTGAACCACCACTAGGTCTCTTTAGGCGCTTGAATGTTCTCATGATACTTTTTAAAAACAAAGACCCTAAGTTGTCCAAAATTTTTAAGAAGGATAGAGATTGGGTGCGTGAAAAATTATTATGATCCTTATCGATCGTATCGTACGAATTCTCAAGAAGGACATCTACCTCCCCATGAAATGTTATGCCAACAAAAGGCAGCTCACGAATCCAAGGGATTGTTGTAAGTGTAAAAACTTTTGTCGAAAACCCCCAAGTGGTGGCGATCCCGTCTATGTGAAAATCGAGCCTAAGTATGGGCGGAAATACAACTATACCAAATGAACGACGAGCCAGCCCTCCTCGCCCTCTATGAGTTGGAAACCAAAGTTCTCCCTCACTTGGAGACGATTAGTCAAGCCGACCCAGCGGTACACCACTGTCTAGAAGAAGCTCGGACTCTACTCCTAAGGGCTCAAGATATTCTTCAAATGGCTGTCCTAGATCCGCAGACACACTACAA